ATATCGGGGTATTTTTCTTTGAGGTAGGTTTTGCATTCATCACGGGTAGAAAATGCACAAAGAATATTTCCGTGATAGAGTGCGACTTCAATTGCTTCAATCATTCTTCATCCTCTTCATCACCCTCCCAGTCAATCTCAACGGTTTCAAACTGTTCTACATTAGTGTAAGGCATAGGATTTGCAGGTCCTCCCATCTCATTATGGATTTTATCAAACAATTCATTAAGCACTAAACTCTCAAATCCTTCTTGGTCTGGATAATACTCCCAGTCTTCAAACATTTCAGTTGTGGGAGCAACTGTGAGAGTTCGGGTGTATGTAACTGTGATTGCTTTGAGTTGGATTTTAGTCATTTCAGTTGTTCTCCTCGGGGAACATAGTTTTATACTGCTTCAATCCCCATTCATATAACTTGGACTGTTCCTGCATCCATTTAGCATCAATAGGTTCATCAAGAACTACTTCCCTTTCTTTCAAGAAGTTATTGAGTTGTGCTTCAACATCTACAAAATCTTTTTGGTCCATCAGTCCTCTTTGTGTATATGAGAGTATTATAAGGCAAAAAGGGCACCTGTGGAGATGCCCTGTGCCAGTTGTTTAAGTGTCCTACTTTTGGTGGTAGTTTGTTGGTCATTTCAATTAGTAATCAAATGGATTGTCGTAAATGGTGTTTTCATTCATAACATCAACTTCATCTTCGTGAAACTCAAACTCACCTTCATCCAATTGTGCGGCAAGTTTTTTAATGTGTTCAATTCGTTTCTGCCTATCCTCAGGGTTAGTAAAAACCTCACAAGGAGTATAAAAGGTGTTCCATTCCTCCCTACAACCAGTGTCAGTATCGTAGAATAGCAAATAAACTTTAGTCATCAGCAGTCCTTTGTGTGTATGAAGTCATTATACAACGAAAAAGGGCACCTGTGGAGATGCCCTGTGTCAGTTCTTCAAGTGGTTTCAAACCCAAGTTTTTACATTTGCCTTTGGATGTTCTTTACAAGCACTCAAAACCTCCTCTACAAAAGGAACAAAGTCTTTGTAATTTCCCCAACCATTAGAAGCATCAAACTGCTTAAAGTGTTCTGGATTAGATTTGAGGTTCATCAATCCTTCTTCAAGAAGTGGAATTAGCATCCCAGCAGTTGGATTTTCCCAAAGTTCATAAGGATGCCAAAGAGGGTAATAAATCCCTGCTTCTTCTGCCATCTTATTCAGGTTGTGAGTGATATTTCCAGAATACAACTCAACCTTATGAGGTTCTTTCCCACCCGTATCAACTTCAACTTCTAACCAAATATCAAGAGACATAATGTGTTTGTTGTGTATAAAGATTATTATAGGGCAAAAAGGGCACCTGTGGAGATGCCCTGTGCCAGTTGTTCAAGTGTCCTTCTCAAACTTCTCCTTGAGTTTCAGGTAAAGTTCATACTCTTCTTTGTTTTGATTTTCTTCTTGTTCTTTGAGAACATCAAGAACATAAGTATCTGCTCTTTTACCTTTAAGTTCTTCCACAATCTCACAAATTACAAGAGTTTCACCCATACAAATTCTACTATCCTTAATATATTCACTCAAACTCTCATAACCTTCTTCATTTGCGACAATCTCTGCCGCAGCACAAATATATTCATTAAGTTGATGTTTTTCAATCACATCAACACCAATATTGGAAATGGTTTCCAGACCATCCCCAAAAGTATCACGAAGAATAATGTAAGTCATAAGAGGTTTATGAATAAGTTTTCGGTTGCTGCGGGTCTTGATACCAGATTCTATCATAGCACAACCACTTCTCTGTGTTATGCTCCATAGTTGCCATCCAATGATTGCCATATTCATCAACAGCATCCAGATAATGAATACCTGTCTTGGGGTCAATCGTTCTGGTGACTGATATAAACTTTACTGGTGTCATACTACCTCACATAAAGGAAAGATTTTGCTGCGAGTGATAAAGTCAGATTTTGTGTATTTTTCTCTATAATCTGCTGCGAATACCTTTGCGTCTTCTCTTGTTTCAAAAACTCCAAAGTATCTGTGAAGTGCTTCTACACCTTCATATTTGTTATAAAGTCCCACTATCCACTTATGAGAATGTTCTGGATAGGTGTCGTTTTCATCAATCCAGTCGTAGTATGTTTTTTGATCCATATTTTTGTTAATTATAAAATTATTATACAGAAAAGGACATAGGATTGCAAGTGCCCTTTGCCAGTTGTTCAAGTGTCTCTACTCTATTTTTATTCTTTTGGAAGTGTCTATATTTCTTGCTTTTTGATATTTTGATAATCCACCAGCATTAGAAATGAAACCAGTTTCTTCACACATCCATTTTTGATTTCCAGCAACTTTTCCACCCAATTTTCCAGCATTTTTAGCATTTTCAATTCTTTCTTCTTTTGATAATCCGTGAATACCTATTCCAAGTTCTTTTGTTTTATATCCACTTTTCCTAGCAACTTCTACTCTTTGTTCTTTACTAAATCCGTGAATACCTACTCCAAGTTCTTTTGCCTTTTTTCCACCATATTTTCCCGCATTTTTAGCATTTTCGTGTCGTTGTTCTGGTGTAAATCCAAAAATACCTAAACCAAGTTTTTTTCTTGTTTCCAAACTTTTCTTACAACTTTGATTTAGTTGTTCTTCTGTAAGAGCATATAATCCCAATCCAAGTTCTTTTCTTGTTTGATTTCCTTTTTTTGCTTCTTCTTTTGAAACTTTATACCAAAATTTTGTAGAAGTTTGATTAGATTTATTAGCAAAGTGTGGATTTTCTACTACATTATAATGCGTTTGTAAAATAATCTCATCAGCATATGCTTCCTCTCTTGTAGCATAGTCACTTTTTAAGATTATTTTTTGAGTTGGTTTGAAGTTCTTATCACTAAAAGACCCAAAATATTTTATATCTTCTTCTGGTAAGCATTTACAACCTCTGCTACCAAAATATCCTCTACCCCATTCTTCATAAGAATAGTAGGTATAATAATACTCTCTTGGAGTTTCCATAGTTCTGCTTTATAGTGTGTCGTATTACTATTTATACAAGAAAAGGTGCCCGAAAGCACCTAATCTTTGCTTCTGGTTACGACACACATAAGCACTATTATTTATAGAACTACTCCAACTCTTCCTCATCACGCAATTGTTGAGACATAGCATTTAGAAACTCAATTGCGTGTTTTCCCACTATGAATGCGTCTTTGTCTTCAAAAAATCTACTTCCTATTGTTCGTAAATCATAATAACCCTCTTTGTCTTTATCAAAGAAAGCAACGACATAACAATACTCTTCTTTTGTAGAACCAACTATTTGTGCTTTATACCATCGCACAAGTTCATATTTGTTGTTGAATTTACTCCATCTAAATTCCATGTTTCTAAATCTCATCCTTTAGCTCTACTCCGTATTTGTTGAGTGTTCTGTCTGTGAGGTAATCATACAGCAGGTCGGCAAACCCGTGATGAGGTCTTATGCCAGTTTCTAAAGCACCACTGGTGGCAACCGACCAAAAAATATCCAGTTCTTTTTTATCAGGTAGTTCTTTCAATATTCTTCCTTCCAACTATTCCAAGTAATACCAAAGATTTCTGCCGAAAAACCAAATCTCCAACACCAGAAGAGAATATCAATCAAACGATTGTTTCCAAATGAAATTGCCAGATATGGGAATTGTGTAAAATCACTCCAATCAAAACTCATTTGAATAAATGACCTTTTTTTACCTTTGATGATGGTGAAGATGTGCTCTACACCAAAATCTTCTTTGCTGTAGTAATCAAGTAGTTTCATCAGGTTTCTGTGTGTATGAGAGTATCATACCATCAAAAAGGGGTCTTGTGGAGACCCCATGTGCCAGTTGTTCAATTGTGTATGTGATTATCAACGAAGACTACGAAGAACTTCATCTGCAGCACTTGCTAAATCATCTCTTTTCACTTTTGGTTTAATTGTTCTATTTGCTTGAGGTGCTTCTGATTTTTGTGGTGCTGGAGTAGAACCCATAGGAGTAGAAGAACGTCTAGAAACTCCACTCATTTGATTTAATACAGCATTAGCTGCTTTTTCTAACTCTTCTTGTTTCTTCTGTTCTCTTCTTGCCCTTGCTTGTTGTGATGCTCTTTGTGAAGAAGTTAATGCACCTTTCATTCTCTCACTTGCAGGACGAAGACCTTCAATAGCTTCAACAATACTATCTCTCCAATCTTCACTCATATTCACCATAATTGCTTCTGCTGCTTCTGGTGTTTCAGCATATCCTTCATCAAGAAGATGTGAAAGGATTACATCGTAGAGGTCTGTTTGTTCTCTATTAAATTTTTTCTTTTCATTGGGAGTTAGGACGCCTCTTTGTGCTCCTCTTGCTGCTTGTTTTTCCTTCACATCAGGGTCACTAGACTTATAAGCATATCCGTGAAGACCAGGATTTGAAGAAGTTGTATTACGGAAATTACGTCGTTGTGCGCTAGCAAGGTTTTGTCTTGCTTGGGGATTTACACCTCTTCGACCATATGTTGGTCTATCTGCCAGTGCAGTTGCTCTATCTGCTGCCTGACCACCACCAGTACTCTTAGCAATCTGATTACGAATTGCTGGTTCATTAAGACCACGCTTTGCCATTGCAGTTGCTTCATCAAGTTCCTGTTCTTGATGAACTTCCAGATATGCTTCTTGAAGCCTAAGAATGTCTTTTGCGTCCATTTTACAAATACTTTTTAGTTATTTATAAAATTTCAAACCAACTCCATCGGATAATGTTCGTAATCCTTATCTACAGTTTTCTTTACTTTAGGTTTACTTTTTATTTTCTGAAGTCTTTCTTCAAGAATCTTTTTCCAATTTGAAAAATACATTTAAATTTTTTAGATATTTATGAAACCTCTGATAAATGGTTTAAATAAGTTCTTTTTTAAGGCTTTCAATCACTTCACGCAATCTTACAATTCTTTCTGGTTGAAACTCTTGTCCATATCCTGAAGTAGAAGATTCAAGAGTTTCAAGAACATCAAGTGCTGATTTAATGGGAAGTTTGAGATTTATATTTTTTTCCTTTACCATCAAATATCTCCATCCTTTCTATTTTCTGAACGATGAACACTAAATGTACCTTCAGGATAACGAGCACTTAATTTTTCATAGTTAATTTGCATAATGTCCTCAAAACTCACATCCATAGCAATACATAGTTGTGCAAAATACCAGAAACAATCGGAACATTCTTTAAGCAAATGAACCTTCGCATCATCATTAAATGGCTTACCTTGCAATAAGCACTTTTTAATAATCTCAACTGCTTCTCCAAGTTCAGCAGAAGCACCCAAAGCAAAGGTAAGTAAATGAGTTAATTCAACACCTTCTGTCTCAAGTTCAGTCATACGAGCAAGAAGAGAAGCGAAATCACTACTCGCAGGACTTGTAGTTTGTTTTACAAATTCAATATATTTTTTTGTATCAATTACTTGTGTCATATTTAAAACTTAAATCCCTCAAATGTTTTTTTAGGTTTTCTGTCTTCAAAATTATACTCTTCTTCTTTTCCAGAGTCAAGTACATCACTTTGAGCAGATTGTTCACAATCATAAAGTCTCATTTTAGCTCTGTCAATACCAACTACAAATCGTTTGTGAACAGTTGGATCTGAATAACGATTTTTAAGTTGCTTAATCATAATTTGACCAAGTTCTTCAAGTTCTTCAGTGGAAATCAATGCCAACAATAAATCTGCAGTCATTGGACCTCCAATACTTTCCGAAGTATCTGTCAAATCAATGTCGCTATTATTAATTCCACTATTATGTGTAAGAATATCATTTGCAAAAAAAAGATTATCCCCAGATACTGTAATATCTACAGTCTTTCGTTTTCCAATTTTTTTAATTGACAATATTTCATCTAAAGAAATTTGCATTTTTCTTCCTCAGTAAATTGTAATACATTAAATAATTCATTCAAATCAACTTAGTAAATAATTTATCACCAACAGAAAGACCACTCAAAATATTTTTTTCTCCACTAGATGTTGGGAAAATATGTTTATTAGAACACAAGATTTTTTTACCAGATTTTGTAGTGATTTCATAAACATCTTGTTCCTCTACAGGAAAAACGTGTTCTACTTTTACATATCCAGAATGAGATTCTATTTCATCACCAATTTTAATATCTTGAATTTGAATGGTTTCACCTCCACGTTTAATTAATAAGGTATCTAAACCTAAGCAACGATTTACCTGAGTGGCTGTAATTAGAGGAACATTATGCTCAACAGCAAGACCACGAAGTTCTTCTGCGATGGATTTTACATAACTATAAGAATTCACGGACATATTTCCTTTATATCTGGATGAAGAACAAATATTCATATAATCAATTACCAACAGGTCTGGTTTAAATGATTTTTTCAAATAAAGTTCATTCAATAACGAATTAAAATGTCCTGAGTGAGCGGAAGCTGTAGGATATTCTTTAATGATTAAAGTTCCTTGAGTTTTTTTGGAGAGAGAATTTATTTTAGTATCAAAAATAGTCTTCGGTAATGAAGCAAAATCTTTAATATCTACATTCAATAAATTTGCATCAATTCTTTCTGCAATTTTTTCTTCAGACATTTCTAAGGTAATGTATAAAACATTTTTACCTTGAAGAAGTGTTGAAGCAGCGATGTGACAAAGAGCAAGACTTTTTCCTACACCAGTAGGCGACATCAGAATCGTCATCGTTTTCTTTATAATTCCACCCTTGGTAATCTTATTCAGATATTCAATATCAAATTCAAGTTTTTCTTCTTTGCGTGTATAATAGTCATATCTTTCTTCATAATCTTGAAAATAATCGTGTCCAATATGATTATCGAAAGATACTGCAAGTGCATCTTGAAGAATTGATGGAATTGAATCTTTAGATTTATCTCCTTTACCATCAGCCAATTGAATTGCTTCCATCAGAGCAAGATAAATTGCTCTTTCTCTGCACCACTTTTCAGTAGTATCAATTAACCAATTTTGTTCTGAAGATATATTTTCCAGACATTCAATAAGATGAATAATCTTATTGAATTGGTCTTCATTTACATCTGTTCTCTTTTGAGTTTCAATCGAAAGAACTTCTTTTGTTGGTGGATTATTGTATTCAGAAACAAATTCTAAAATTTCTTCAAATACTACTCTTTGATTCTGGTCTTCAAAATATTCGGGTTTGAGAAATGGTAATACTTTTCTTAAGTAGTCTTCATTATAAAGTAGATTTCTGATAATTAAAAATTCAATTTTTTCCATTATTTAAAGTGAAAATATGTACTGAGAATATACTTTTCGTTGCTTGTAGGAGGACAGCCCTTATGAGGGTACATCCATAAAGGAGGGAACACAATCACTCTACCACACTTTGGTGTGATTGTAAGGTCTTCAAAAACAGTTTCTCCACCTTCTGAAACATCATTCAAATAAAACATAAACGAAAGAAATCTTCTTGCACTCTCATAGTCCTGAACGTCTACGTGAGTGTCAAATCTTTGATTTCCACTTGTATCATATTTTTTAATTCTGAATTCTTCAAAATTATGTTTTTCAGGAAAACATCGTGTATCAACTAACTCATAATATTTTTTCTTACATTCAAATACTTTAGAAATTAAGTAGTTGTGAACGTTATTAATTTCTTCATTGAGTTTACAATTTTGAGTCAGATTGAATTGAGTGAAGTTTGGTTTTCCATCATTTTCAATTATCTCTTGTTTTTCAGATTGTATTTCAAATAGTTCAATTAAAAAATCACAATACTTCTTTTCTAAAACATCATCATAAATCTCTATTAAGTCATTAAGTTCAATTGCCATAAGAAAATTCTATTTTTGCAATTGCATCAAGTTTTTCCATTACATCTTCAGTAAAGTATTGTTCTGGATTTTTTAGAATTTCTTTACCATAAATCTTTTTACCATTAAATTCATAACGTCCTCCTACATTCTTCCACATACCACCAAGCTCACCAAGCTCAAGCAATCCATAATATCTGTCAAGACCTCGTTCATCATAATAAAGACGAGTCTCAACTTCTTGATTTTCTTTACTCAATCGTGACTTATATGTTTTTGCTTTAATGATTACTCCAACAACATCAGACCCTTCTTTTTCTTTTGACTTTGAAAGATATACAATTGTCGATGCGGCATAACGGAGACCGGAGCCTCCAGAAATTTCCTTTGGAGAATACATAGACATACTATCATATACGTGATTTGTTACAATCATTGGAATATCTGCTTGTCCCAATTTTAAAGTTAACATCCTAAATGCACCTTTAATCAATTGGGCTTTTGTCATATCTCTTGCGTCTTTTTCAGCAAGAGTATCAGAAATCTCCTTTGTAGTTGAAAGCATTCCCAAAGAATCTAAAACAAACATACACGGCTTTCTTTCAGATTTATCTTTTTTCATATAGAGGTCAACAGCTTTAAGTGCTTTTGATCTAAACTCTTCTATTGTTACCACATTTAACACAACCACTCTTGAAAGATCAATACCTTTACTCTCTAAAAGAGATTTGGTGATTGCAGATTCAGTATCAAAATAGAGACAATATCCATCTGGATTATTTTCTAAAAAGTTTTTAACTATTGCTAATGCATAAAAAGTTTTCCCACATCCTGATTCACCAACAATAGCAGCAATCTTATTGCCAGATACACCACCATAAATACTACCTGAAACCAGAGCATTGAAAATATAACTTCCAGTATCAACATATGATTCTTCTTCTTTGATTTCAGATGCAAGTTGTGCGTACTCGCCACCAACCTCTTTTAATATGTCGTTAATAAAGCTCATATGTTTCTCCTATTTTAAACGAAAAAAGACTCTAAACTAGATGTTTTTTCAACTCTCCACCCAACAGAGTCTAAAATATTTTTGAGTGGTTCTAGAAATGATTTTTCAAATTGTAAATCATAATCAATGTATTTGTCAAGATTCAATTCCTTAGGAAAATCTTGAATAAACGAAATTACATTTTCGTGAATTATATTTGGAACTTTTAGGTATATGTATTTGATTTTTTCACCATTTTGTATCAAAGAATATTTATTTGTAAGTTTATTCTTTTGAATATAATGGTTGAATAAAAGTGAACCACGAGCGTGAATTGGAGTTCCTTTACTATAAATTGTAGAATATGATTTATACTTATCCACATCAGAAACTGTTCTTGGACAGGCAATCTCTTCAGGAGAAAAGGTTTTAAATTTAACTCGACAATCTTCAATGAACTTAATTACATCATCCTCAGTTCCACTCATCATAATCTTAAGAGAATCTTTAATCATCTTACGACAAGGTGCTGGAGTAGAAGACTTGATTGCTTCAATTCCCATTATCTTGAGTTTAGGTTCTTCATAACGAACGCCTTCACTATCCCAGACGTTCATAATGTAACGCTTTTTAGCTGTCCATATTCCACGGTCTGCAATGTTTTCCCTTTTCATTCTCATCTTCTGAGAATAAGCATTCAAATAGTCTGCTAGTTCTTGATAGCAACCTTCAATATACTTTTCAAGTTCTACCTTACACATCTTATCAAGAAAATCAACAACCATTTTAGTAGTTTTTTCTTTTCCTTTGAATACAGTTTCAACTAGAGAACCCATATTAAGAATTATAGAATCAGTATCGGAAGCAATCACATAATCAACATCTTCAGTTTTAAGAATGCGACTAAAGTATTGATTGAGTTTATTTTCAATCCAACGAATTACAACCTGTCCTGAAGATGTAACTGCTTCAGCGTTTTCCAATTTATAATAACGAAAAAATGGATTTCCTAAACTTCCGTAACAAGAGTTCAAAGAAATCTTTTTTGCCATCTGAATATTATTACATCTAGCAATTTCTCTCTCTAATTCTTTTGTTGGAGTTTTTTCATATTGCTTCTTTGCATCAAGCATTTTCTTCTTGAAAAGTTTTCGTTCGTCATACATTTTTTCCATTAGTTCTGGAAGAAACCCACGAACATCTTTGCGATACATTGCACCATTTGCACAAATACAATAATCTTTATAATCATCAAAATTTAATTCTTGATTTAAGATTTTATCTATTGTTACTGTTGGGTGTTTTGCTTCAACTAAAGTCTCAGGACTTAAATTAAATTGCATAATTAGATGTGGATAAAGACTGTCAAGATCTAGAGAAACAATCCAATCATACATTCCTGGCTTTGGTTCTTTTACATAGGCACCAGTAAACTTATCATTTTTTTCAGATAAACCTTTATGAGGAATTACAATATTTCTCTTTTTTAGGTAATTGTAAATAATTGAATCCCAGGTTCTTACTTGAAAGAAAATATCATTGAAGTTAATCTTTGCATCATAAGCCATCGTAAAGCACAACTCAATTAGCTTCATTTTATCTTCTAATTGATCTATTAGCTCTACGTCCTTAATATTGTATGAAATAAATTTAGACCACCCATTTCGATAAAAATCTCGGAATGTATCAAACTCAGAGTGGTCTAATTTCTTCTGACCAAGTTCAACTTCAGCAATATAATCTAGACGATATGATTCTTGTGTCTTGTATGTAAATTTTTTATACAAATCAAGATAATCAAGTTGAGACAATCCACCAACGTCAAATGTCGTATGATTACGTCCATTGGTAAATACCTGCTTTTCAGTAACGAGTCCCCAATTAGAGAATCTCTTCATCAATTTTTCACCAAGAACTCTATTCAACCTTTTACAGATATATGGAATATCATAAAGATTTGTGTTCCATCCAGTAATTACATCTGGAACATTATACATCCAATAATTAATAAAATGAGTTAATAGTTCTTCTTCGGATGGACAGTAATGATATGTTAAATCTCTACGATTGTGTTGATAAGGTTTAACTCCCCAGGTAATAATATCCTTTGTTGCATAGTCTTGAATTGTGATAGCAAGTATTTCTTCTGATGCACTTTCCACATCAGGGAATCCATATTCAGAAGAAACCTCAATATCCAAAATAGAGATTTTAATTTTATTAATATCAAATTTAATTTCATCCTCTGGATATTTTTCAGCAATATACTGGCAGATATATCTATCGTTTCCATAGATTTCAAATCCATCTACATCTTCATATCTGGAATAAAATTCTCTACACTCTTTAATTGAACCGGGTTGAATTGCTTCAACAAACTCTCCACTCAATGTTTTGTATTTTGTTTGTTTTTTTGATTTTACAAACAAAGTTGGACTAAAATTATCATCCCTGAATTCATACCTTTTACCATTTTTAACTCCACGAACTAAAATTTGATTTCCAATCAACTGAACATTGGTGTAAAAGTTTTGAGTCATTCTTTAATTAAGTCTTCGTATTTTTCAAGTAATGTAGGTGTTGGATCTGCAAGAGTAAGGATTTTATCCGAACTCATCATAAAAACATCTTGTTTTGTAACTCCCATTAAAAATGGCTCTAAAGTTCTAGAAAGCACTTCCAATTGAGGTTCTTTCAGAATAAATGGTTTAATTAATTTACAGTCAGGCTCTCCAATATCTGAAGTAACTTCTTCAATTTGACTGATTAAAATCTGATTAGTTAGCAATAGAATAATTTTAGTCACTTTCTTTTCCATTTTTCACTTCCCTTGTGGATAAACTTTTCTCGTACATTTCTTTTAAAGCTGAAATTGGTTCTACAATTGTAATCACCCAATCCAATGGAACAGGTATTTTTTTATCTGAAGTAAGAGGAACCCAGGAGGTTAATTGAAGTTTGGATGGAGTCTTTGTCTGTCCACTTTCCTCTGTATCAAATGCAAATACTTTTGCAACACAAGGATTTTCAAAGAAGTATCCAACAATTTTTTCTTCAATTACCATCTCTTGAATATCTGCTATTACATCTTCTCCAGATTTTAAGAGGGCTAGTTTTACAGTCATAAATTATATCAATTCCTATTTGTATTATAGCAATAAAAAAATGAGGAGTCAACCTAGTTTTGCCAGGTGCTCCTCTGCGCCAACGATAGCAATTCTATTTATTCTCCTCCATCTCCACCACTACCATCACCAGAATCTCCAGCACTTGAACGACTTCTTACTGGAACTGCTTTTCCCTTTGGAATTTTCTTTTGTTTTCCTTGAGAATAAACATCGTGAGGAAGAGAACCTTTATATGCAATTAATTTGAACTCGTTAAACGACTTCATAAGTTTTTTTCTTTTGATGTTCTGGAATAACTCTATTTAGTTTAATAGTAAGCAATCCATCTGCAAATGAAACATCACCAACTACAACATCATCTGAAAGAGTCCAAGTTCTTGTGAATGCTCTACGTGCAATACCTTTATGCATATATTCATATTCTGTCGGTGCTTTTTTACACTCAACAAAAAGTTTATTGCATTCAGAAGAAACTTCAATATCTTCTTTTTTATATCCAGCAAGAGCAATTTCTAAGGTAAACTCTGTGGAACTTTCTTTAATTAGATTATAGGGTGGATAATTGGTAGAAGATTCGTGGAGAGTTCCAAATCTATGAAACCATTCTTCCATTCCAATTGAGTTTTTTTCAATATCTTGAATTAATTTGTCAAGACCATTTGAAGTATAATATTTTGTGGTTGTTGTGTTAAACATTGTGATTCTCCTTAAAAAGCGAGGATTGATTTAAACTTACGGATCCAAAGACTCCGCTTTAGCGAATGAGGGATTGAAAATAATCTTCCTCATCATTAATAATTATACGAAAACCACAAAAAAAGGGGAGTGTTGAATTCCCCCAAAATCATTCGGTTTCCTGAACCCTACCTTTTTTTCCAATATTATACTTTTGTTCCAAAATCCAATCACCCTTATCTTTATAGGATAAAACTTTAATTTGATTTAGAGGAGCAATATTTTCAATTACAGAATCAGGTTTAATGATAGAAATCAATCCCCAATCAGAAAGAAGACAAATAATGCGATTACGACGCTGAACATCATTCACAGTAAGATTGGCGTGTTTACCATCTAATGCGAAAAGTTCCTTAAAATGCGTAATGTAATAACGTCCTTGTTTATGAAGAATATGAGCACTTTGATAAAGTTTCTTCTCTTTTCTTGAAGCAACTCCAATACGGGTCAAAGTCTCACGAACCTTTAGAAAATCATCTGGTTCATTGAGAATAACTTCTACCATCATATCTGGTGTCCAATTCACTCTTGGCTCTACTGTTTGATTTGCAGTAGTCATTTTATTCCTCCAATGTCAAGTTTTTGTTTAATAATTTTAAGTTGTTCATTATTTAGTATTTTTAACGCTTGAGCTGCTTTTTCATTACTATAGCCATAGTATTTTTTGACACACTCTAGGTCTTCAATTTTTTCTTTGTTGATCCAAACAGAAAATCTTTTTCTTTTTCTGATAGTATTTAGATAAAACGAATATTGCATATCTTTATCAAGATGATAATTCTTATTCATCTCATTTGCAAAAAGAATAGTATCATATTGACCAGATAAACATTTATTAATAATGTATGGAGAATATGATTTTATTTGTGCTGGGTCTTCTTCAATTAAATTTTCCCCAGTCTCATTAATTGAGAGCATCCAATACTTTAATTCCATAATTATAGTTTACGCTAATTTTATTTCCATTGGCACTCACACATAATCTCTGTAAGTGCTGCTAAAAGATTTATCTCTTGATCGACACAAAAAGCTGACTGATACTGATACCTAGCAATAATGAGAATAGCAGCAGGAATAG